CTGAACTGTTTGAGGAAGCATATGAACGTGCTGGCCTTGAGATGCGTTCTGGCTATGATTTGAAAACGGCTCGTAGGAGCCTTAACATATTAACATTGGAGTGGCAGAATCGTGGTCTTAATCTCTTCACTATTGAAGCGGGTACGCTCGCTATTACAGCGGGTACGTCAACGTATACCCTTCCTTCGGACACCATCGACCTCATCGAACACCAAGTCCGTACAGGCACAGGTACAAATCAAACCGATACCGCCCTCGAAAGGGTCAGTGTCACGACCTACGCCCAGCAAACCAACAAAAACACGCAAGGTAGGCCGACCCAAATCTACGTCCAAAGGCTCCCCACGGAAGTCAAAGTAACTCTATGGCCCGTGCCAGACGCCACTACGCCGTATACTCTAGCCTATTATAGGCTGAAGGGTATTGACGGGCTGTCTAATGGCATTGGTGGAGACGTATCTTCGGTGCCGCCCCGCTTCGTACCAGCTTTGGTTTCAGGTATGGCGTACTACATTGCTATGAAGAAGCCAGACGTTGCCGCTCGTGTCCCGCTGTTAAAGCAAGAGTATGAGTTCCAGTTCCAGCTCGCCGCTGGTGAAGACGAGGAAACAGCGTCAATCAAGTTTGTACCCTTTGATACGTTTATGATGGGTGGGTAATGAGCTACGCAAAAGCCAAATATGCCTTCGGGTTTTGTGACAAGACGGGGTTTCGTTACCCCCTCAAAGACCTTGTGCCTGAGTATAATAACGGCGTTAAGACTGGTTTTCTTGTCGGTAGAGATGTCGTTGACCCAGATCAGCCTCAAAACTTTCTTGGCCGCATAAAGATTAACGACCCTCAATCTTTGAGAAACCCGCGCCCAGATACTTCTTTGCTGGAGAGCCGAGAGCTGTTTGGTTGGAATCCAGTTTGGAATTCTGCGCAGTATATGGTAGCTTCTGTAGGAAGAGTTACTGTCACCACAACTGATGGAGATTAGAATGCCAGCACCTAAAAAATCCTTACGTCCTAAAGCTCGTAGAAAATCTATCTATGGGGTCGGAGAGGGAAGCACTCAAAGCCCTGATGGTCTCACCATAGAAGAGCGCGAAGAGGCTGCTCGCCTCCGTGCCTTGAAGCAAAAAAGCCTAAAGAACATGATGTACGGTGGTAAAATGAAGAAACCTGTTGCTATGAAGTCCGGTGGAAAGATGCCAATGGTAGAGAAGGGTGGTAAGTCTGTACCAGCTTTTGCTGCTGACGGCGTTGGCAAAATGAGCTATGGCGGCAAGATGCCTAAGAAGATGGGCATGGGCGGCGGAATGGGCAAGTGTCGCGGCATGGGAGCTGCAACTCGCGGCGGAAACTTTAAAATGGGTTAAGTTCAAATGAACTATTCTGAGTTATCACAGGCCATACAGGACTATACTGAGAACAACGAGACAACATTCGTCTCTCAGATTCCTACGTTCATAGAGCAAGCCGAGGAACTTATTCACCGCACGGTGATGATTCCAGAGCTTCGCAAGAACGTGAACGCGAGCATGGATCAAAACAATCCGTATATCGCTAGGCCATCGGACTTTCTGGCACCGTTCTCTTTTGCGGTGATTGATGGTAGTGGTAACTATACCTTCTTGCTAGAGAAGGATGTGAACTTCATGCGTGAGGCTTACCCGAATCAGACGGGTACAACTGGTCTTCCTAAGTATTATTCCGAGTTTGACGGTGACTTCGCGTCAACTAACTCTCCCGGTAACTTTATCTTAGGTCCGACACCTGACGCAGATTACAATGTTCAATTGCACTATTACTACGATCCACCTTCGATTGTAGCGTCTGGCAGCTCTTGGCTTGGGGACAACGCTGAAGAAGCCCTGCTGTACGGAAGTTTAATAAACGCTTATGTGTTTATGAAGGGCGAAGCCGATGTGCTGTCTATGTATCAGCAAGGCTTTGACAACGCTATGAGGCGTCTAGTTGTATTGGGAGAAGGCAGACTGAAGCGGGACAGTTACCGTGATGGCGAGCCAAGGATGGAAATGTAAATGTTTGAGTTTAAACTTGATATGCCTCGTGATGAGCAGGTTGTGTTGGTCAACACAAGTGACAACAGAGGGTTTACTCCAGAAGAACTTTCTGAGCAATGCGTTCAGAAGTTGATCTCTGTATCTGATACAGCACCCCCAGCTATCAGGGATCAAGCTCGTGCTTACCAAAAGCACATTGAGACGCTTGTTGCATATTATATGCGACAGGCTATTCGCAGTGACCGCACAACTGTGTATAATGCACTTAATGATGCGGGACATCCCGATCTGGCTGACCTCATAAGGAGACTTTAATATGGCCTTTACTGGAAACTACATGTGTACATCGTTCAAGTCTGAACTGATGACGGCTACACATGACTTTACAAACGCTACAGGCAACACGTTTAAGTTGGCTTTGTACACAAACAGTGCTTCTTTTACTGCGGCTACAACTGCTTACACAGCGACTAACGAAGTTGGGGACTCTGGTTCTTACGCTGCTGGCGGCGGTGCTTTGACCAATGTCACACCAACATCTTCTGGCACAACAGCGTTTACAGACTTCAATGACATCACGTTTACGTCTGCAACAATTACCGCTCGTGGCGCATTGATTTATAATGATACCGCAGCAGGTGATCCTTCTGTAGTTGTTCTAGACTTTGGTTCAGACAAAACATCTACATCTGGTGACTTCCAGATTGTATTCCCAACGGCTGACGCAAGTAACGCTATCATCCGTATCGCCTAATCTTTAGGCGGGGTGACCAGTCATGGCGAACATAAACGGCTGGAGTCGTGGCACATGGTCTGAAGGTGCTTGGGGACAACCCCTTCCTGTTCAGGTTACCGGCGTACAAGCTGTCGGTAACCCTGATCCTCGTGCATCTTCAGATATGCGCTATGTTGCTTTTAGCAACCAAATTGTACGAGCATTATACGCTGGTACAAAAGTTTATGTGGATGGGTCTCTGTCAACTACGCTTGCGAGTGTAGGTGATACAACGACAGTTAGTGTAACTGATAGCTCGTCTAAGATTATCGCAACTGACCATCCTGTCCAAATCGCAGGAAATAATAACTCACTAGCCGCTGCTCCATTTTCATGGGCTGGTGTTTCTTTCAGTACTAGAATTGACAGGGAAAACGATAGCAAATTTGTAGTTCAAGCTATTTCTGGTCAAACAGAAGTTCGGATATACAAGGGGACAGATACTACTCCAACATTCACATTAACTACAGACCCCACAACACTTGCAGAAGCCACAAACTTATTTGGGACTTATGGCATCCAAGTTTGGTCTATTGAGTCTGATAGTCCTATTGTTGTCGTTTCTACCGCAAGCACCGACAATTCTGACACAGATGTACTTTACCCTGAAAGCACAGAACTGTACGGACACGGTGGACGCTTAACCAGTACAGATGCTAGAACTAACGCTACTGGATTTACCGTTACCACATACCGCTCAGAGCTTGGAACTACAGAGTCTGATACTTTAAGTACAACAAATCAAGAACCCAGTGTTTCAGGGCGTGGGACTCAATATACTCTTGGGAACTATACGAGAAGCACAGCGAGTACTCCGTTTTCTCTTAGAGTCGAGGCTGATGCTGACGGTGTGCAAACTACAATTGCAGTAGCTCCAGAGGCACTTGCTACCCACTTTACGCTGCCTGATACAGCAGAATTTTTAGCTATTGTCGCTCCAGAAGAAGCTGATGGTTCTCCAGTTACACTGTACGATAGTAGTGGGACACAGCTTTACACAACAACATTTAGTTTAGCTTCTGGTGCGGTATCTGGAACGCCTTGTGCTTTATATCTTTTAGATACGTCTATCGGCGTAACGATGTCTGCTGGCACTCGTATTGTATCTGATTACCCATGCTTCATTGTTTGGGAAGATGACAATCCAGATGAAGATGAAACAATCCTATTTGGCTCTGGGTCATTTGATAACCCCATTGCAAATTCTTCAATTTCTGCGGATGCTGTTATTTCTGTTACAGGTGTTTCTGCTCTTGAGGGCATAGGTGTAGTATCTACCACTGGCACTGCGTCTGTTCCGTCTACTGGTGTTGATGCTTCAACCGCTGTTGGTTCTGTTTCTGTAGTAGTTCAAAGTGCTGTAGATGTTACGGGACTTGAAGCGACGAGTTCTGTTGGCTCTGTTACTTCCACTGGAACCGCTGTTGTTTCGCCTACAGGTGTAGAGGAGTCAGGAGAGGTTGGAGATGTTTCGATCTCCGCTGATTCTTTGGCTGCGTTTACTGGTGTTGAAGCTACTGGAGAAGTAGATTCTGTATCGGTCTCTAGCCAAGCCGTTGTATCCGTCACTGGCGTTGAAGCTACTGGGGAAGAAAACAACCCATCTATTATAGGTGATTCTAACCTCGACCTTTCAGGTGTTGAAGGGACAACATCAGTTGGAACCGCGGTAGCATCTGGCGGAACTGATATACCTGTAACTGGCTTGGTGGCAACCACACAGCTAGGCGACATAGCTCCAATTATAAACAGCGCAGGGGCGAGTGCTTCTGTAGGTGTTGTTTCTGTAAACGGAACCGTAAATGTTATTGTTTCTGGCGTAGATTCTACGGCTGAAGTTGGAAGCGTCAGTGTATCGGCAGGTGCAGATGCTCCAGCGACAGGTATAGCCGCTTCTGGTAACGTAGGCACGGTAACTGTATCTGAAGGTGCAGGCATCGATGTAAGTGTTACTGGGGTGGAAAGCTCTGGGGGCGCAAACAATCCAGAAGTTATCGGTGATTCCTCTGTAACCCCAACGGGCATTGCTGCTTCTACGACGGTTAATGACGTATCTGTAAACGGCGCGTCAAGCGTTCCAGTCACAGGGCTTGAGGCAACATCAGAGGTAGGTTCGGTAACTGCATCTGCTGCGGCAGGGGTAGCTGTCACTGGGGTGGAAAGTTCAACATCTACAAATGATGCATCTGTAACGGGCGATTCTTCCCTACAACTAACAGGACTTGAATCTACAAGTGTGGTAAATGATGTTTCGGTCAACGGTGCATCTAG